CCCCGTCGATTGCTTCAAAGGTGACATTAGTGGGTTGAATATCAATAGATTCTCCTCCAAGCGTTAAATCTGCCATTAGTTTTGAATGGGCTGAAACAATAGTGTCATCGGCCTGAGAATCAGGAACGTCGCCGCTACTAAGAACAGTAACCGTTACAGATAAAGACCAATCAAGAGTAGGAAGAGATGTGTTTTGCTCCGCTGCATCATTATTCCATTCGATAATCAACGCTGGAAGTTGTGAACGTTGCGCTAAAGGAATTGTTCTACTTCTATAAATGCGTGTTCCTACACCTGTTGTATTAGCTAACGCCGTTTTGATTGCGTCTAATATGTCCTCTCGTTTCGATGCCATTGTTTAAGTCTTCTGTA